TATATGATACTCCTCGACCTGGTAAACAGAATACGACTGTCTTACCTGCTATCATTCTTTTTGCTTTATCGTAATCCCACTCTGGTGTTTCTGCCTGTTTTTTTGCTTTTGCAGCAGCTGATTTAACAGTAAATCCTTTTGCCATACTAATGTTCAATTATAATTATATAATACACTATTATCTATACGTTGTCAATCAAAGTGTTTTTATTTCTTATGTTCGGTTTGCTTCAATAATACTTTCAATAATTTATTATCTAATTCAATTCCTTTATGCTTTAATACAATTGCCTTTGCCATTGTCATCTCTGAACTATAAAAGACAATCGTTTCATTTAATCCTGAGTCGCCACTCATAAATCCTCCTGTAAAGTACTTTTATATTAACTTCTTCCGTTCAGTTTATCATATAACCTAATTATTTACAAGTTTAATGATTGCTTTATATTTACTAATAGGAGTGTTCTGTAATATTATCAGTATGCTCTCCATCAACTTCTTCATATGAAAGATCATCTCTATGATAGGAAACATATATCTTATCCCAGATGATTTCAAACAATTCTCTTTCTAGATTTTTAAATAAAACCTTATCTTCAAGGTAGATGTGGTAGCTCTTCTGATTAGTCATCTTTTTCTGTGACGATTACTTCTTCTGTATCAATATTAAATCGAAGTTCAGTTCCTTCATACCAGTTCATGTCATTCATTATCCATTCGGGTATGATGGTGTAGTATTCCCCAGTGTTCGGATCGGTCTCTATGGTGGTAAAAATTTCTGCGGGATTTTTTTTCATGTAGTGGATTTCAGTTTTCATTTCTGATTGTATCTATACCTGGGAAAATTTTTGTATCAGAAATGGCACATTTATCTCGCTTCCGTAACACTTTGTAGGTTAGGTTCCCATACCGTTTTTATATACGGGGGGATCAACCCCCGTATAACTGCTGTGTCACGAACGAATGATATTAAAGTTATAATGAGAGAATGTCTCTCTGTCGATTAACTTATATGTGCCATGCTCCCCTGCCATTACATACCCTTCCCCTGAGATGTATTCATTACCTATGAAGCACTCCGCATCAAAATCATCTCTCATAAGGTACATAAACTGTTCCTTTATGCTCTTAACCAACAACCACAACCTAACCAACTGATAGTTTGCGAACTCCTCCGCAACTACTTCATCTCCGTCACGAATGTATGCGTTTAGATCCTGTTTGATATACTTTGCCTCAGTAGGTGTTGCAAACTCAACCATTGTTGCCATTTGACGAGCAAACCCAATTAACTGTTTAATGTCTCTGTCTGCACCCAACTCACTAACCCACGCATTGGGTTGAATAAATCCCTGCCCTAACTTATCGGTTAAGGGTGTTGCTGTCATACCCTTCATAGTGTTGCCCTTATACTCTGTATGTGGTGCAACGACTACCCCAGTGTTCTGAACTTCGGCAAATGTATATGAGATTGCATTAGGTTTGTAATCCCTATAACCACCGAACCCAATAAAGTCCCCTTGAAAAATTCTGTCTGTGTGTGGTAGGCAATTAAGACAACGAATTAAGATTGATTGCAATTCAAAGTCGGGGTGGTTGTTGCATACGTCCTGTGCGGTATAATTGATTTTCGGGGTTCTCTTATTAAATACGGACTTCGTACCAACAAAAAACTTTCCATTCTCTGGGTTAGTCCCCCATACGATTGCGGGTGATCCGTCAATCTTTACTGAGTAGTGATTGTCTGATGAGAACGCATCCAGTACAGACAGATCCCCCGTGAGGATCGTGTCTTCTGGGTGTTCAATGTGTAAGTTTTTCATATTAAGCAAAGATAGGGTTTGCGTACTTACTGCAAGGGTGCGGATCAGTTGGTGAGCAACCGAAAGACGCAATAAACTCATCTAACTCAGCAACTGCCTCATCAGATAGGTCATCAAACTCAACTCCGCATATGTGGTCTACTCCCCACTCTGCAACCTCGAAAACGAACTCTTCCCAGTCGCAACATACATGAGCAACGTTTTCAAAGTTGTCTACTTTGAGGATTCTTTCTGAAATTCTTTGAACTTGTGGTAACATAATTTTGAAATTTGTTTTGTGGTGTATATCCTTATTATAAAGGAGAAAGGGGTCGTCCGTGACCCCTTGTAACAATTAGAAATATTTCCTTTCACCAAGTGAAAGAGGTCTTTCACCATACTCACCAACGTGAGTGTTCATTGTGTCAAATGCCTCTGCATATCCGTATTGCTCTGACATTGTGTACATAACGTCATCAATTTCGTCAGGTGAACAGAAAAGGTTTTCTGTCTCTTGAACTTTACCAAGTTTGTTATAAGCAGTGATTTTGTAATCGAACATAATTTTTAAATTTGTTTTGTATACTTCTATTATAAAGGTTCAGTTGCCCAAGTGCGAGCAACTGAAACAATTGTTTACAGTTCGTCCATCATCTCCTGCATCTCTCCGAAGTCTGCTTCGTCCCACTTTGCTCCGTCGGGTGTTTTGTCCATATAGATTTCTTTGATGCAATTAACGAAGTCCCCGTAATTTCTGTAATCTTTTGCTAAGTTATAAAAACCTTCGTCCCCTCCGATCCACAACGCACAATTCCAAGTTGTCCAATCTGACCAGCCGTTATATTCTGTTCTTGGTGTGTCTGTGAGGTTGATTGCTGTTTGAAACATTGATGTAACTCCTTTTGTGTATGTACTTATTATAATGGATACGGGGACGAATGGAAGTCCCCGTGTGCCAGTTTATAAACTGTCTACTTGAATGCTGTCAACGGGTGGGGTCGGTTGTTACAGTATGAAAGTTCAGTTAAATA